GGGAAACCGTCTCTGGGCCCCCCCATGAGTGGATCATGGGGCCATGACGGGACGCTAGGGTTTCATTAGAGGCCCTGCAAGGTGCTTGGGTGACGCGACAGCAGACCACCACAGTCTACTCGCCTAAGCCTGTCTCCCAGGATCCAGCACCAAACACCTGCAGGTCCTCATTACCAACCTAGCAATGAGGTGCCCTCTGGATTGTCAACTCCAGAGGTGGCCAAGTGGCCTACTACACTAATCTTTTCATTCCGTGTCCATACCGAGGGAAAGCTCGGGATCTAAAGATGATGGACTCATCAAACAACAACAGCAGAGGAAATAAATGAATTTGGGTCAACACGGGTGAGACGTAGTTGTGAGCTCGTGGATGTGGTATATGTGATCTTGGAAGTGAATGTTGCGGCATTGGAGCCACTGGACTTGATAAATGTGTACGATACATTCTCAGTGTCCCCAACATTGGTGGCTGAAATTGTGGACGTGATGCTGGCTCCAGTGCCGACCGTAAAGGTGGCATTGTCGCCAAGTCCTGTCCCAGTATATCGGATTTCCACCTTCCAAGTGCCCATAGGTATCACCAACCCACTGGTACCAACAGTGAATAGAGTAAATCCATCCACAGTACTACCAGCAGTGAAATTGGTGGCACTTCCAGGCGCAGTTATGTTCCAGACCGCCGACAACCCAGTTGTTGGTTGTGGATCCATGAGGTGCACCACGTAGTTAACGAAGAGAGTGCCAACCAAGTTGGTATCACTTCCGTTCATTCCGTAGTACAACGTCCCGTGATTGTAGAAGTCCCGTGCCACGTCATTCAACGTTGCCTGTTCACCCATGTACTTCACAGTGCTAGGGGGAATTGGCAAAGTTGCTGGCAACCAAGGTGAGAAGGTCACGGACTTCATCAGGCTGAGATCATAATAGTCCACAATAGCATCAGACGCCTGTGGATCCCATCCAAGGGTGATTTGTCCAGTTTGGGCAGTGGAGCAGGTAGGCACATACTCGAAACTCATTTTCACTATTTGATAGCGATCATAAGATCCGGCAATTGTGGCCAACCATGGGAAACAGTAAGGGTTAAACGGATTAACATATGGAATGTTGGATACCGTGTTGCCACTCACCATGTTCACACCACTAACCATCTCTCTGTGGGAGATTGTCACAGTTTGACCGCGGGTTGAAAACCGAGGTTTAGATGCAGCAAATCTAGTTCCCACAGAGACTGGAGCTCCTGGAATATGCGGTATGGAGCCTGTCTCAGCAATTCTTTTGGGACGTCCCAGTTGTTTAGCACGGTTTGCCAATCCCCGACCAGCTTTGGTGGCAAGAGACTTGCCAACCTCAACTGCCATGGGAACTACCAAATCCAGTGCTGCTTTACCAGCTTGGGCCGCATAAATGTTCATCGCGTGTTGGTTTTGTCTTTTAGTTAGAGCTTTGCTTGCGTTAGCCATCAACTATTGTTCAGTGGTGGTACTTGTAGAAGTGGCACCAATAGTGATGAATTGCGTCTTTTGCTTGTTCTCAATGAAAGTGTGGTTAATACTTTCAGGAGGGCCTGTGGATAGAAGCCCGATCAGTGTGCAAAGGATGAGGATGAAAGACCAGATGAAGAACGGATGGATATCAGGTTCCTGGTACCTAGTGAAGTATATGATTGTAGCCATCATCAAAAATTGAAGTGTTGGTGGACTTCCATCTTCTCAGCTACCATCGTAAATGACATCGCAGGTCCCATATCCTTCTTAACATCACCCTCTTTGTGCACAGCGGTTCGAGCAACATCGACATAACCCTCCGAATTCTTAACCCTGCGTCGATTGTAAGAAACAGAGGCATCAGACTGACTGCCTGGGTCTACTCTTGTAGAGGAGGAAGACATTGGCGGTGGAGAGCAAAGCAACAAGTAGGCAAAGGAAAAGTGTTAGCATTAGTGGTGATACTTGGTCAGGGTATCATGCCCCAGAGAAGTGGAGGAGAGAGACCTCCTCCTCAAACTCCTCAAGACTATGATTGGTCTTTAGGGGTTTGAATCCTTGCTCCAGGGCAACTTGTTCATCTGGTAAGATTCCAAAAGCGAGCCAGAAAGAGAATCGGGACTCTGCAGTGGGAAGAAGGTCCTGGAAGGTTTCAGTCCGGTTGAACTTATACTTCCAGTCTTCGCGATAGTGCTCAGCGATATCACTGCCTACAGCAAATTCCTTGTAGAGAGGAAACTGCTTGAAGAACTGTTTCATCACTGGGACGCCATCGTTGAGGCATCTTCCACCTACACCCACTGCATGCACCCATTCGCGCATGGCCTTCTCGCTTCGGATATCGTTGAGGCAGTGCAGGTCCTTGGAGAGTGAGTGGTGCAAATTGCGTATCATCCGATACGCACCATTAACGAGAACAGGTCTCGTCTGGCAGAATTCGACTTGCTCAAGGACATCCACTGTAGGCTCGACTTTCATAGTGAATCCAAGCCTACGGTAGTACTCGATGAGCCCGTCTCTAACTCTGCCTTCATCTCCCCTTTCCACAAAAAGCATGCAATCGTCACCATTATTCGCCAACCGGAAGTGTTTGATGCCCAACTTGGTGCACCAGTTCCACACGGTTGAACACATAATGTAACAGTTGCCACTAGATGTGTTCATGTCGCCCGACATGCGACACCCCTCAATCTTATATCTAATCTCACCATCGGGGCAGCGTGCAAGCCCTTTGTTGTGTATCTGCCAAGATAGCAGCTTCCGCAACATCGGTCGTTGATTCTGGGGGAACATGGACAACCACATCTTGTGTTCAAACTCAAGAGCATCCCTAGAGATGTGTTGGTCGAACCTAGATGCATCCATCCCTATACCCACAGGGTCTTTGAAGGTGTCCCATATCTTCTTCATTTCCATCCCAGCCTCATCAGCTGAGATGCCCTTGAAGATAGTACGGCCTCCGAAGAGCTTGTCGATTGCCCTGAACAGATACTCCTCACTGTGCCGCAAATAGCGGCCCACCTCCACATTATACCGCGCATCGCGCGGTTGTATCACCCGTGGAGCTGGGTCGGGTTTGGCAGTAAGATTTAACTTCTCTGCCTTCACGAACGTACTCAACCAGGCATCCTTTTCCCTTACGGGAAGCACCTCTAACGACTCCACTGCCTTTGTATACCGCTCCAACTTGCGACCCGAATAAAAGCCCAAGAAACCTTGGTATGTTAAACGGGTGGTCTGAGGAAGGAACGGTTGTAAGGCGCGTTGGAACCGGGATAACTGGCGAAACGCACCGGGGTTGGGCTTTGGTGTAGGTTGAAGCTGCTTGTTAACTTCCACCATGAAAACGCGCTCAACTAAACCCCGCCGAACATTGCCCAAGGAGTGGTCATGCACTCCGTACCGGATATTAGGTCCCATCCCCGTAAACCGGTACAATTTACGAGGCTTGGAGAGAGGGGGTCCTTTCGTCACACACATCCCCTCCGGTTCACCACGTTGCGTTGGCGTGGTGAATCCATGTGTGACGAATAGGCCCCCCTAGCGGGGCTCCCAGGAGCCCAACAAGGAACGTCGTTCCTTGAAGTCCTCATGGGAGCGGATGGAAGCTGCTAGGAAATCTGTATCCAAGGGGATAAAGCAGGCAGCAACTGCTAGTGGCACCTGATGTGCAATGTGGGATGGTCGCACACCATGTTCCTGCATGAACTCACGGCACAAGCGAGCATACACAAGCTCATTGGCACGATTGTTCGCAAGGAGGCCGACTTTAGCTTTGGCAAGGAACGCCACCCTCACGGCGTAGGCGACTCTACGACTTGACCGCACTCGTTTTACTTCCTTACTTACGGGGTCAGAGGTCAGGTCGGCGTCGAGGGTGGTGCCTACCATTACTGCATCGACATCCTCGGAATACATGCTTTCAGACTGGAAGCGTTGTATCATGTCGCGGATGGTCTTTTCAGTGGCAGGATGAACAGTGATCTTAATGACAAAAATGAGGCGGATGCATCTGTAGCAGGCATAAGCGCATGCCACAGCTGTAACCACCTGAGTGGAGTGCTCAAACAAGTAGCCAAGAGCAGTAAAAAACCAGAATAGTCCATGTGCTAAGATCCGGGCGAAGAGAACTGGGAATGACAGCATGGCTGGGTCTCTGACCAACGAGATAC